AACTGGGTGTTGTAGTCCAGCCATTTGGTGATCTCCCAGTCCGGCGGGCAGTCATCCGGCGCACTCATGACATGGGAGAAGAACGGGTTGGGTTCTTTGAGATACGCAAAGCGGATCTTCTGCCCCTCATGGACCGGTTCGTATTCCTTGTCCTGCTTGCGCTTCTTCAGCGTATCGTTAAACGCAATCGCGCCGCGCACATGGATCGGGATGCTCTTGTCGCGCCCCGAATACTTGGCTAGGCCGTTGACGCTGCGGGGGAAGGCCACATCCTCAAAGCTCGCGCCCATGAACTCGGTGCGCGCCTGCTTGATGTAGTCCCACACTTCCTGCTGCGTCCCGTTCATGAAGATGTTGAGCGCCCCGATGATCTGGTCCCGGCACACTTGCGGCGTGCTGGACTTGATCGCTTCGATGCCCATGATCTTCAGCTTCGGCTTCTCGTAGCGGAGCCCTTCGCTGTCGTGGACGTTGAGGATGTAACGCTTCTTCGCGGTCCACACGCCCTTGTCGGCGATGCAGTCCCGCACCATCGTCAAGCACGGCGTGTGTGAGTTGAAGTAGTTGGCGATGTTGGCGAGTGTCGCTTCAATGAGCGGGTCGAGTTTAGACTTCGCAAACTTGTCGAGCATGTCCACGATGTCAGGCTTGGGCTTGTCGGCGAGGTAACGCGCCACGAATGGACCCATATTGATATAGACGGAATCCGTGTCCGACGCGATAATGTAGTCTTTCCCACTTGTTTTCAACACCTCGTTGAGATACACATTCAGGTCGTTCGCGACACGGCGGATGACATACTGTCCCGTCACGGTCACGGCTTCCGCCATGTGCAAGTCGTAGAAGCGGAAGTAGGCCGACCCCAACGCGCCGTATGCGGAGTTGAGGTTCACTTTGCGGACCATCTGCTGATTGTTGTAGGCGGATATCTGCTTGACCAGTTCCTTTTGCTTGTGCAACAGTTCCGGTGTCTTGTCCTTCGCAAACTCCGCTTTGACCGCTTCCAGTTCTTTCTTGGCCTTCTTCATCAGCCCCTTGAACCGGTTGCGCTCATCATACAGCGTCTTCAGCATCTTCGGCAGGAAGCCTTCAACGTCTTGGCGTGTCTGCAAGCCGTTGGCCGCAAGCGCATAGTCGTTCCCCGCGATAGCTGGGCCGACCCACAGCGCCGTATCCACCGCGCCACCTAGGAGGTGTTCCACCGTCCACTTGCCCACACTCTCGCGGGACGCGATGGTCTCCGGCGACAAGTTCCACTCACGGATGATGTGCGGATACATCGACGCTACGTCAAACGACACCACCCAGTGGTGCTGCCCGACCAGCGGGTCCTTCACATACGCGCCCGCATACTGCTCCGTCTTAGTCTCATCCTTACGCGGGGGGATCTGCTTGCCCTCTGCGCGGAGTTTGTGGTAGATCATGATGTCCCATAGACGAACTTGGCGGAACGTGTCTACGAAGTTCGCTTTGGCGCCATAGGCAAGCGCACAGACCAGGTCGATGAGCTTCAGCTTCTCATCCAGTTCCTCTACGAGGCGAACGTCCTGAATGTTGTATTCGATGAACTTCTGGTGGTCCTCACGGTAGAGCCGATACAGGGAACGGACTTCCTCATACGTGACCTTGCGCTTCCCTAGCTCTACGTGCGCGATGTGGTCGAGCCGATAGCTCTCCTGCTGCGAATACGTGAACTTGCGATACAGTTCAAAGTAGTCAAGGATCGCCACGCCGCGAATGTCGATAACGGTCTGGTCCTTCCCGTTGAGCGTCACGCGCCGATCCGCTAGTCGCTCAAACGGCGACAAGTTGATCCAAGTGCTTTCGCTGAACAGGAGCTTCATCCGGTTGACCAGATACGGGATGTCATAGAACTGCACGTTCCAGCCCGTCACGATGTCGGGATAGTCATGTCCGGCCTTGAAGTCATCCAAGAACCGCATGAGCAGTTCTTCTTCGTTGTCGCACTTCACATAGAACACGCCCTCTGCGGGGGTGTAGGCACCAGTTCCGTAGACGACGGTCCCTGTCACACCCATGTGGCGCCAGATGACCGTGATCGCCGTCACAGGGTTGAACGGATCATCGATAGGTGCAAACCCCTTCACGGGGTCGCGGTCCACTTCGATGTCGATGTTCCAGACATAGAGCAAGTCCGGGTCATACACGACCTCTCGCTTGTCGTAGACATCAGCGAGCATCATGTATTCCGGCTGGATATTCCCGTAGACAGGGAGCGGCGACTGGTCGACCCAGTCCCGTGCTTCCTTGATCGTGTCGATCATGTGGGGCATGAGCGGCGTGCCGTCATAGCCCCAGTGTGTCGCACTCGCGGGGTCGGGCGCGGCCGTATAGTAGACGGGGGAGTAGTCCTGACGAACGAACACGGGCGCGCCGTCGTTTGACCGCGCCCGTGCATAGACAGACTTCCCTATTGTAGTGACGTAGGTGTATTGAAGCTGCGGCTTAAGCGCCGACAGGAACTTCTTTGACCGTGCGGTGTGTTTCACGCGATTCCATTATGACTGCAAGATGCTGTTCAAGCTGGTCGGCGTGGCCACCACGATGTCGCTGGTGAACCGACGATACATCTCCGCGAACCGCTCCGTCACCGGCACCGTAAAGAGAACGTGCCCGGACAGGACTTCGATCCGTTCGGTGCCCTTGTCGAGATACGGACGCACGGGGAGCAGTCCCACGCGATACGATCCGTTGGTCGGATCTGGCGCAATCGACGGCAGCACCGGCTTGTCGATGCGATACGTCTGCATTGCTGTCTGCGAGTCCGTCAACAGGTAGGTGTGCCCAACGATGTCCTCACCGGAAATCATATGGACGTTCTGGATACCCAAGTCAATCTCACCGGGCGAAAAGATAACATCACTCATTAGTGTCCCTCACTGAAAAACAGCCATTCGGCGTGCCGACGATTTGTTAGACCTTGGCTCACAACGAGCTTCCCGGTCTTCGGGTCGTGTATCTTATTCCAACGCAGGAAATAGTCTTCTACGACCGGTCGGCCAGCCAGAAGCTCACGACGAAGTGTGGAGTCACGAAATCCACCCACACCTACATTATAGCAGAAAGATGCGAGCGAGTCAAACTGATTCTGCAACAGGTTGTAGCCCAACGCCACGATGCGGTCGAGTGCCACTTCCACGCTTCGGCAGTCCCATCGGAGCCATTCTTCCGCCTGTTCGGGCGTGCAAGTCTGCCCCATCTGCACTCGCGTTCCGCTAGGATAGCAGATTGTGCCGTAACCAATCGTGGGAATACCGGCCTGATCGTAGTAGGCCTTGACGCGCAGTTTCTCCCAGTTCTTGATGAAGTCGAGTCCGCGAGTGCTGATGTCCATAGCTTACTCCCGAATGCCGCCGCCCTTGACGAATCCCTGCGGATAGCGGGCAGCCAGTTTCTCGTTGTTCTTGATCGCAATATGCTCCAAGTTGAACCCATGCTCATACGCGCACACAGTCACGTAATACAGCACATCCCCCAACTCCGATAGCACCTTGTCGCGGAACCCGTCGTCTGACAGCCCGTGGAAAAAGTGCTTCTTCATGAGGTCGGCAAACTCTCCAGCTTCTCCGGCGAGACCGAGTGTCGCATTCAAACGGCGCGCATCCTCAGACTGTGTGGAATTCCATGTGGCCAAAACACCCTGCTGATACTCATTAAAGCTCAATACGCTCATACTACTTTGTCCTTTTTCTTCCCAATCTCATACTTCGGAATAAGCGTCCAGGCGCTCTTGTCCCGAAACGGGATAATCGTGATCTGTGAGATCGCTGCTACGGGCGCGGCGCTCTTTGCTACATCAGCAAGGACCACCAAGCCCCATTCCGCCAACATGTTGGCGATGGTATTACGTCGGGCCCTGTCCGTGTCATCAAAGACTGTTTGCTGCGCTTTGCCGTCGAGCAGGAACAGTTCCTTGAAGTGGACGATGTAATACCGGCCTTGTTTATGTAAAATGTGGCAGCTTTGATACAGCGTTTTGTCGCGGCGGGAAGCGACCCCAATACGGGTCAAGGTCTCTTTGACCTTCAGGAAGTCGTCTGGCGACGGAAGAGTTACTTCCACGCACTCGCGTATCACCGCTGCCACATGTGGGAGTAGGTTAGATTCATGAAGTGTCATGACGGGCACCCAGTTTCGTTGTGCCGCCCTTATCCAAGCGACGGCGTATTTGCGTCATTTGGTCTGACGTATGCAACGATACCAGGTTTCGGGCGTGACGAACACTACATCCATAGTATTCTGCCACATCTCGCGCATCATCAGACACCGTAGTTTTCATCCATTCCGACTTACGGAATCTCGGTCGAATGGTATTTAGCAGAAAAAGGAACTGCAACTTCGGGTCTAATGTCGGACGCTCATTCATCAGATTGGCAGCAAGCACCGTGTCCGCATGGTGCGAGAGCGCCATGTTGAGGACAAACGGTTGATACAGCTTCTCAAACTCTGGGTCGTCCAGAATGGTCGTATCCTTTGTGCGCGTAATCGCATTCAGGATCGTCCAGATACGCGAGTCTTTCTTTGCCATTACTCCACCACGAACTTCTCGTCCGTCGCCGGAACTTCTACCGGCGCAGGCTGGGGAACCACGTTCACGATGTCCTGCGGCTGCATCACGGGAAACAGCAATGCTTCCTTGCGGAATACCATCAAACTCTGGCAACCCGTGTCGATGAGCATGGACTTCACATCCCCCGTGATACGGTCGCACACCGCTTTGATGGGAGAATAGTTGATCCCATCCTGATACCACCCATAGTAGTCATGCAGGATGAAGTATCCACCCGGGCGCAGGAACGGCACGTATCGCTGCACATCGTTGAGACAACCGGGGAACGTATGGTCGCCGTCAATGAGCATGATGTCATACGCATCCGTCGGCACACACTTTTGCGAGTCGGCGTTCACGTAGCCCACATACTTATCCAGTCCGTGTGCGGTGATCAACGCCTCGGCGTCGGGGTGCGGGTTGATGTCGAGAGAGAATAGCTTTCCCACCGTCCGTGCTTCGTGCTTCGCGTAGTCGATGTCGGGACGCTGCCGATTCGCGGGATGCTCATCCCAGCCCTGTTCAATGAACTTCAGGGCGCTGGCGAACGCGAACGTGGTGAATCCCCGATTGCGACCAATCTCCAGAATCATCTTGGCGCGTGTCGTCACCGCCAACGAGAACATGAACAGCCCGGTCCCAAACTCCGACCCGTCTTTCACCAAGTTGTTACGGAGTATTTCGAGAAATGGCCCGAAGAACGGATCGCACGGCGTCTGCTGGACAGGCGGCGAGAAATCCAGCGGCGGCGCATCCGTCAATGTCAACTGGGTCTCCAGCGTCGGAAAGTTGCTCGCGGCTTTCACCAGTTCATCTGTAATCACGTTATTTGCTACTTCTCCCACACATCCCCCAAACTGATAAAGAAGTCCTGTATCGTGTCATAGTGTTCAATGGTCGGCGGGAACAGGTGATAGAACACGTTGACACGGGGACCGATGACGATGACCCGTTTCCCCTTGGCAACAGCGTATCCCGCTTCGAAGTTCATGCCGCCCGGGGTCTTCTCACAGTCCTGCGTTAGCACAATCACGGTCGGCACCCAGTCGATCTGGTCCAAGTCAACCGCTGCACACATCGCGGGATCGGCGTTCGCCTTCTCATCCGGCCATGTCTGAATACAATAGATAGGGTCCTTACATGTAAGCAGCTTCGCGGTAAAGCTCTTGACCAACTCCCGGTTGAGGAAGCGGGACGCGACATACGCGGACTGCTTTCGACGGTCGTTATCCATACTCACTTCCATTTCGCCGCCGACATGACCTCAACGAGGCACGCCAGCGTGTTCAACTGCGCGTCAGCACAGAACGCGGCACGATAACCATAGTCGGCGAGTTGCACGATAAGCTCCGGCAGGGAACTGAGGTCCACTTGCTTTGGCACATGGGTCCCCATCATCCGATAGAAGGCCGTCGCGTCCATGTCCTCATGCGTAACGACCCACTTCCGCATGGCGTTGTAGTCTTTCGCTTTCAACGCATTGAATAGCTCGGTGATGTCCTTGTCCGTTAGCTGCGACAGGATCGCCGGCGACAACTCTCCCCCTGCGGAGAACCGCTGTAGCTCGTTCAGCACACGGCGGAAGTCGGGGAAGTAGAGTGCGACGACCTGCGAGACAATCTTCGGGTCGTGCTTGACATTCTCCAGCTTCAGAATTTCCATCGCTCGGCCCCAAAAGGCCGTCATCAGACCCGGCCGCTCCAACGCGGGGATCTTGAAGTCCACGATGCTGCACCGGGA